GCCAATTCAGTAGCCACATCCAACGTGATCGGACTAGCTAACCAAGCTATTCCTAACGCAACCGCGGGCTATGTGACCACAATCGGGGTGATATCAGGAGTTAATACTGGAACGTACACAGTAGGTGATACGCTCTATCTATCACCTTATTCAGCTGGTTATTTTCAAAACACCATACCTCCTACAGGTTATGCGGTCAAAGTCGGCATTGTTTCATATGTCAACGCTAGTGGCCAAATTTACGTCAATAAGAGCAATTTGTACACACAAGCTGGCAACATTGTCGGTCAGGTTGCTTTGTCAAACGGCGGCACAAATGCCAATCTAACCGCGGTGGCCGGTGGGATTGTCTACTCAGGTGCTAGTGCTTTAGCCATTAGCGCAGCTGGTACAACAGGTCAGGTACTTTCATCTAACGGCACAAGCGCACCCACTTGGGTTACGCCTACGAGTTACGCCACAGTAACCGATGACACCACTACTAACGCGGTACGTTATCCCCTATATGCCAATCAAACGGCGGGTAACTTATCGTCTGAGTACACCAGCTCTACCAAGTATCAATTTAATCCTAGTACAGGTATATTAACTTCTACAGGTTTTAGTGGGTCTGGAGCGAGTTTAACGGCTCTTAACGCGTCCAATATATCAAGTGGTACGCTGAGTATCGGCTATGGTGGAACAGGGCTACAAACCACGCCTACGAACGGCCAATTGTTGATTGGTAATGGCACTAATTACACGTTATCCACGCTAACCGCTGGTACTAACATAACGATCACCAACGCATCAGGGTCGATAACGATTGCTAGTTCTGGTGGTGGATCAAGCAGTATTTCAGACGATACAACAACCAATTCAACACGTTATCCACTATTTGCTAACCAAACAAGTGGAACGGCCACAACGCTATACACTAGCAGCACAAAGTACCAATATACGCCAGGCACAGGTGAATTGGATGTGCCCGAAGTGGTTGCAAGCAATGGTATTTTTACAAATTCCAACACAGTTTCGACAAGTTACACTATCCCCGCCAACAGTAATGCTTTATCATTAGCACCATTGAACTTGGCATCAGCGGTTTCTGTGACCATTCCATCATCATCAACATGGAGACTAATTTAAACAAATCGTTTAAAATGTCTAAAATTCTGGAGATTTTATGTCCAATTTAGTATTCCAAGCAAATAGTGGCGGGTCAATTACGCTGACTGGTGCGAACACGGCAACCACAGCCACAATTACTATTCCCGCTACAACTGGCACATTTATCACTACTGGCGATACTGGAACAGTTACTAGCGCAATGATTTCTGGGCCTTTAACAGTAGCCGTAGGTGGTACTGGGGCGGCATCATTTACAGCTAATAACGTGCTTTTAGGCAATGGAACTAGCGCATTTCAGGTTGTTGCACCAGGCACAAGCGGAAACGTACTAACTAGCAACGGAACAACTTGGCAATCAAGCGCGGCATCAGGTCAAGTTTACCCAGGCGCTGGTATTGCAAACTCAACCGGATCGGCATGGGGTACAAGTTACACAACAAGCGGATCAGGCACAGTAGTTGCATTGGCAACAACCCCTACAATAACCAATCCCACAATCACTAACTATGTTGAAACGCTTTATGCCCCAGCAGCTGGATCAGCATTTACTATTTCACTCGCCAACGGCACAGTTCAGCAATTTTCATTAAATGCCAATGGAACACTTACTTTGCCATCAAGTGTGGCTGGTAAATCGTTTACTATCATTGTGACGTATTCGGGAACTTATTCGTTAACATGGGCTGGTGGTGGTACGCTTAAATGGGCTGGTGGTACAACACCAACGGCAACATCGGTAAATGGCAAGTATGACATCTTTAATTTCTATCAAGATGGCACAAACACCTATGGCTCTGTTTATGGGTTGAATTACTAATGTTTAGCAGTCGTAAATCATCAGCTCCAGCAAGTGGTGCTTTTTCACTTACTAAGTCTTTAAGATTTAGAAGTAGTGCGTCTGCTTATTTAAATAGAACAATTGCTAGTACCCCAACTTCTTGGACTGCTAGTTTTTGGGTAAAACGTGGGCAACTTGGATCAATCCAAACAATTTTTGGTTCCCGTTTATCAGGTACTGGTTCTGCTTATGTTGAGTTTCTTAGTAATGATACGTTTGGTGTAGCAAACAACTCCACATCTGTAGCGACCAACGCAGTCTATCGTGACCCGTCAGCTTGGTATAATTTCACAGTAAATTGGACTTCTGGAAATTCAGTTTCTATTTATTGTAATGGTGTTTTGCAATCTGTTACTGGCTCAATCAGCGGAGCAAATCAGTTGTTTACATCAAGTTGGACAAACACAATTGGTAGATATGGTGATTCAGCAAGTCAATACTTAGACGGCTATCTTGCTGACGTTTATTTCATTGATGGACAAGTATTAACCCCATCATCATTTGGTGCAACAAGCGCAACCACAGGAGTATGGCAACCTAAAGCATATACAGGTACATACGGCACTAATGGCTTTCATTTAACATTCACCAACACAACATCCACAACCACACTAGGTTACGATACATCTGGCAATAGTAATAACTGGACACCTAATAATATTAGTCTAACTGCTGGACGAACATACGACAGTATGAATGATGTGCCTACGTTGACAAGTGCGACTGCTAGTAATTATGCGGTGTTCAATCCTATTGGCGGTGTTTCAAATCCATCAACAATAACCGATGGAAATCTTTATGTAACTACTCCCGCAACTGGTTTTGGCACTACAGTTTCTACAATTCAAATACCTAGTTTAGGACAGTATTATTGTGAAATAACTTTTGTTACAGATAATGTAAGTGCGGAAATTGGTATTGTGGATTTTGCAACTATTAACACAAATTTTCCGCTTTCCCCAAATTGCGTTACCTATGCTTCTAGTGGCGTAAAGTTTATAGATGGTACAAGTTCTGCTTATGGTTCGTCATATACAACTGGAGACATTATTGGATTGGCTATAAACGCAAATACTGGAAGCATTACCTTTTACAAAAACAACACCAGTCAAGGCGCAATAACTCATGCGGTTGCTGGACTTGTTATAGCCGTATGTGATGGTTCAAATGCTGGGGGTGGCTCTGTATTTGCAGGAAACTTTGGTCAACAACCATTCACCTACACACCCCCATCAGGATATGTAGCACTCAACACATATAACTTGCCAACGCCTAGCATAGCACAGGGTAATAAGTATATGGACGCTACTTTGTATTCTGGTAATAATGGAACACAGTCAATTGCCAATGCTGGTGGATTTCAACCTGATTTTTTATGGATTAAATCTCGTAGTGGTGCATTTAATCATAATATTTGGGATTCTGTAAGGACTAGAGCAAAGTTTCTGTATTCCAACTTGACTAACGCTGAAGCAACTAGTTCGGCTGGTGTTGATTTAATTAGTTTTAATTCAAACGGATTTACTCTTGGTCAAGACAGTTCTGCTAATAGTAATAGTTCAGGTGGCCCTACTTATGTTGCATGGCAATGGCAAGCTGGAGCTGGTACATCAGGGTCTAACACCAACGGCTCTATTACATCAACAGTAAGTGTAAGTACAACGGCTGGATTTAGCGTTGTTACTTATACTGGATCAGGTACGGCTGGAACAATAGGTCATGGATTAGGTGTTGCCCCATCTATGATTATTGTTAAATCAAGAAGTGCAACTGGTGATTGGCCTGTTTATCATAGTTCAGTTGGTAATGGTTCTTATACTTTGCTAGATACAACAGCAGCATCTACAGCTAGCGCAACAATATGGAACGCAACTTCACCAACAAGTTCAGTATTTTCAGTTGGGATCAATACAACTAGCAATACTGTTACTGTTACTTATGTTGCCTATTGTTTTACCCCAATAGCTGGATTTAGCGCATTTGGTAGTTATACAGGTAACGGAAGTACAACAGGGCCATTTGTATATTTAGGATTTCAACCTAAATATTTGCTAATTAAACGTACAGATTCAACAAGTGATTGGTATGTTTGGGATAGTGTTAGAAACACATTTAATACAGTTACAAATACTTTGTTGGCAGACACGGCTGGAGCTGAAACATCAGCAAGTTCAATAAATGTTTTGTCTAATGGATTCCAATGTGTGAGTTCTACTGTGGTCAATGTAAGCACAGGAACATATATATACGCCGCATTTGCATCTAACCCATTTAAATATGCTAACGCATTCTAAGGAGCAATAATGTTTGCAATCGTTCAAAACAACACAATTGAGCAACTGGTGCAACCTGGCACTCAGTTTACAGTCGATGGAACAACTTATTCTGATAATTGGTATCAATTAGCAACCCAAGAAGAAAAAACAGCTCTTGGCGTTATGGATGTGGTATTCGCTGAAAGACCCGATGACAAATACTATTGGGTTACAGAGTCAGCGCCAGTCATTAATGGTGGTGTAGTAGACATTGGGTTCACAACAACGCCTAAAGACTTGGCTGGCTTGAAATCTAATGCTACATCAGCAATTGATCAGCAAGCGTTTTCTTTGTTGTCTCCAAGCGATTACATGACGATTAAGGCGTTGGAAACTAATACAACCATGCCCGCCAACTGGAAAACATGGAGAGAGTCAGTCAGGACAACGGCTGCCAATGCAAAGACGGCTATCGCAGCAAGTACAGACATTTCTAGCCTAATTACTGCCAGCACAGTATCATGGCCTAATGATCCCAATTATGTAGCCCCAACAGTCTAAGGCATCACATGAAATGGCGCATAGATGAAATTGAAGCAGTAGATGGCGTTATAACAGGCGTTAAATACCACGTTTCACATCAAATTGAAGAAACGACAGTTGAGTCTGAGGGCAACTGGACTTTCAGACACGACCATCAAAAAGTGCCATTTGAGCAAGTTACTGAAGAAATGATTGCTGAGTGGCTAGAAGAAGATGAAGTGATTGACGGCAAGGCTGTCATCACAGGTCGGATATTAGAGCAGCATGAAGAGTTGAACAAGACAAAAGTAATACCTCCTTGGAAGCCACAGATATTCATTCCAAATCTTTAAGGATCGTAAATGACAGCGCCCATTGATATTATTAGTTCTGCTCTAAAAGACATTGGCGCTTTGGCTGCTGGGGAAACGCCTACTCCAGAAGCTGCTCAAGACGCGTTTATCATGATGAATCGTATGATCGATCAATGGTCAAACGAGCAAATGATGGTCTTTTACAAGACTGAGATTATCTTTACCTTAACGTCTGGTCAAACCCAATACACGATTGGCCCAGGCGGTGAGATTGGTGCAATATTCACAGGTTCTATTTCCAATAACGTCTTAACTGTGACTAGCATCACATCAGGCGCTATTGCTTTGGGTATGACGATATCAGGGTCTGGTATTACCGCTGGAACTAAGATCACAGGCTTTCTGTCAGGCGCTGGCGGTAATGTGAACGAGGTGGGTACATATCAGCTAAACGTGTCGCAAAGTGTGGCATCAACAACCATCAACGCCTACTATCAGCGTCCCCTGAGCATTAATTCAGCGTTCGTTAGGATCAACACCTCACAAAGTGGCGTGCCTATCCTTAACGGCGGTCTAGACTACCCCGTGGCTATTCTTAACGTTGAAGACTATGAAATGATTGGTCTAAAGACGCTGAACGGCCCTTGGCCAAAAGCCTTGTATTACCAGCCCACAGAAACGCTTGGTAACATCTTTGTTTGGCCAAACCCAGCTCAGGGTGAAATGCACATCTTTGCTGATACATTGTTCAGCAAGTACACCTCAATCAACGACACTATGTTGTTGCCAGAAGGCTTTGAAAGCTGCCTAGAATGGTGTCTAGCCGAGCGTTTAATGCCGCAGTATGGTAAGGCTAGTGCAACCCAAATTCAGATGGTTAACGCTTTTGCAGCGCAAGCCAAGAGTACGTTAAAGCGCACCAACATGAAACCCGTACAGTCTGCTAGATACTCTGATGCTTTGCTAATGAGCAGAGCTAAAGATGCTGGATGGATTTTGACGGGCGGTTTCCTAAGATAAGGACACTAAATGCCCGATTTTGGCTTTGTAGGCGCTAGTTACACCGCTCCATCTATTTATCAGGATGCGAGTGAGTGTATCAATTTCGTACCTGAGATTGACCCTACACTACCCCAAGGTTCTAGAGGCGTTGTTGCTCTTTACCCAACACCAGGCTTAACCGCACAGGTTGTATTGCCAGCTGGGGCAGAAGTTAGAGGTATGCGAACACTATCAGGTGGAACGCAAATGATTGCCGTCTGTGGCGCTTACGTCTACCTTTTATCCAGCAACCTAACCCCTACTATTGTCGGCATTCTTAATTCAAACGCTGGGCGTGTTGGCATTTCAGACAATGGGTTGTATTGCTATATCGTAGACGGCACATATCGTTATTCATGGAGAATTACGACCCCAACAACGGCCATCTTTACAGGTTCTATATCAGGTACTACGTTAACAGTTACTAACATACAAAGCGGTACGATTTCTGTCGGTCAGGTTTTGTTTGGTGTGGGTGTATCGCAAGAGACAATTATCACAGGCGGTTCAGGTTTATCTTGGACTGTTAACCTGTCTCAGACTGTCACTTCTACGTTGATGAACAGTTTGAATACCACAAGTTTTACTGGTGTTATCACAACAGGATCAACTAACGCTAACCTAGCAACCACAGCATCTTTGTATCTAGGGCAGACTATCCAAGGTACTGGCGTTCCAACAAATACAATCATTATTGCTATCGCAACCCCATCTGGTGGGTTTAATAACTACACCCTATCTAGCAACACCGCGGTTTCAGTTACAACGATGTATGCGCTAGATTTTACAGTTTTACCCTCTTCTGATGGTGCTTTTAGCGGTGGAACGTCACTAGACATTGTGGATAACTATTTTGTCTATTCACGGCCATCTAGCCAGCAATGGGGTGCTTCAGACCCTCTAAGCCCTATTTCACAGCAATTATCGTTTGGTTCTAAGGATGGATCGCCTGATAACCTAGTGGCTTTGATTGTTGACCATCGAGAAGTTTACTTGATGGGCGAGGCTAGTTCTGAGGTTTGGGTGGATGCGGGTTTGTTTCCTTTCCCATTCCAACGTATACCTGGCACATCGACCCAGCACGGCATTGCCGCGGTCAACAGCGTGGCTAGGGTTGGTGACTCATTTGCTTATGTTTCTAGGAACAACAGGGGTCAAGGCCAAGTCATGCAAATGGTTGGTTATGTGCCCCAAAGGATATCTACTCACGCTGTGGAGAACACGTTAGTTGGTCAAACCATTGAAGACGCTATATCGTGGACATATCAACTAGAAGGCCATGAAGTTTATGTTGTTTCGTTTCCTACTCTTAACCTCACTTGGGCTTATGACGTTAGCACCAAGCTGTGGCATAAATGGCTATATTGCACGAATCAAAACGTCTACCAAAGACACCGAGGTAACTGCTCTGCCGTATTCCAAGGTATGGTGCTTGTGGGTGATTACGCCAACGGAAAGATATATGAGCTGGACAAACTCAACTACACAGACGATGGCCAAAACATTAGAAGGTTGAGAAGAGCGCCCCATTTAGTTGCAGATTTCCAACGCCAATTCTTTGATGAATTGCAGATTCAATTCGAGCCTGGTGTTGGTCAGACGGGTTTATCGCTCAATACAGCGACGTTTTTGTCTTCTCCTTACATCATTGCTGCCAATGATACGTTGACGATCCTAGCCCCCCAAACCATCTATTTGGGGACACAGAACAACATCAATGCCCAAACGCCCACAGTTAACCCACAGGCTATGCTCAGGTGGTCAGATGACGGCGGTAGTACATGGAGTAAGGAACATTGGACTACAATAGGCGCTATTGGAAGATACCAAAATCGTGCTATTTGGAGACGTTTGGGGACAGCCAGAGATAGAGTGTTTGAGGTCGTTGTGACCGATCCTATCAAAGCGGTGATTGTCTCAGCGAATCTAAAAGCAAGCGGAGGTGAAAATTGAGTATTTCAACCAATACCTCTCAGATTCAACCATATCCACAGAGTGAATTCTTGGATAAAGTGACAAATCGGCCTACTAGGGCATGGCAACAGTTCTTTTTGAACTTGTTGAACTTCTCCTCGGCTACTACTGCGACTGCTGGTGCTGCGACATTGCCTAGTAATCCAGTGGGGTTTATCAATATTACTGTAAACGGACAGCATTTTAAAGTGCCGTATTACAATATATGAGGAGAGATAATGGATTTATCAACAGTCAATAATGCGGTTGGCGATGCGTTGTCGGGTTTGCCAGCGGGTACTTCTGACTTTATTAACGCCAACATTGGCACGCCACAAGGTCAGCAAGCTATTTTACAAGCTGCTGCATCCTTGGGATTAAGCAACAGCCAGATAGCGGCTGCTGTTAGCCAAGCAACTGGCATGAACGTGAGTCCAGCTCAAGTAGCATCTGTTGCTCAACAAGCTCCTATGGCTACACCGGCTGCTCCTCCCGCACCTACACCTGTCGCATCTACAGGCACATCTCTATCCAACATAACTGCTCCAACGCAGAATCAGCCGTTCGTAAGCTCTAACCCTGGCACACCAGGCACAAGCTACGGCCAAGCCAATTCAGACATGGTAACCGCGGCAGCTAAGGCTAACCCCGCTTTGGCCAATGCTTTACAGAATGGCACAGCACAGTACCAAACTGGGCCTGATGGTGACTTTTTAGTTGATACAAAGACTGGTCAGCAAATACCTGGTAACTATACTGTTTCATCTACCCCCAGCGGTGGTGTGGCGCTAAACATTCCAGGCGCTAATGGATCAATGATTCAGGCTGTTAGCAATGTCGGCAATAACGGCATGGTCGCACCGCTTACTTCAAGCAATGTGTTTAATGTTGGTTTGAATGCTGGTGCGGGTGGTTTTGGCGGTGGGCCAGATGCTTTTATGTCCACGGCTGGGCCTGTAATTGCTACAGCATTTCCAGCGGTTGCACCATACATTCTTGCTTACAATTCTGCATCTGCTGCTAACAAGGGTCAGTATGGTTTAGCATTGATTAATGCTTTGGGTTCTGCTGGCGTATATGCCGCACAAAATCCAAACTCACAAATTGGTCAAATGGTTAATGGTGCAATTGATGCTGTTAAAAGCTCATTGCCACAATCATTGCAAGATTTAGTCAATACGCCATCAACTGTAACCCCAAGCGGTACTTCACAAGTTGGCGATACAACTGGATTGGGTAACACAAATTATTCTATTGCTCCAAATGGATCAACAGGCCCTGGTCTTAATGTACAGCAAGGCACAGGCACAAACCTATTTGACACAACAGGCGTTAATCCAAGTACAGGTTTAACAAATGGTTTGGGTCTACAAGCGCCAGGTTCAGCTAACCTAGCATCAATGGGTGGCGGTCAAGGTTTGACAGTACCAGCTGGAGCAACGGCAACCACGCCCGCGGGTGTATTGGGTGCAAGCGGTGTAACGGCAGCTGGAACGGGTGGCTTGCCTGTAAACACATCTACAGGTTTACCAGTTGGTTCTGCTCTAAGTACACTTAATACTGGAGTAACAACACCAAGCACAGCAATCACAAATGCTTCTGGTAATGTTGTTGGTACACCGGCTGGTCAAAACACATCCACAGGAGTATTGCCCGCGGCTGGTACGGCGGCGGCTGGTACGGCAGCGGCAGCTGGTGCTTCTTCTCTACTAACCCCAACAAATGTGTTGGCTGGTTCAGCGTTGCTAAATACATTAGGAACACTAAATACCAATAATGCAATTTCAAACGCTGCTAACACGCAATTAGCCGCGGGTACAAACGTACAAGATTACATCAAGAATTTGTACAACCAACAAGGTGTTTTCCAAGCACCATACCAAACTGCTGGTACGCAAGCGGCAAACACGTTATCTTCAGCGCCAACACAAGACTACTTAACACATCAATTTAATGCTACAGACTTAAATGCTCAGTTAGCACCTAATTATGCGTTTTCATTACAACAAGGTCAAAACGCCAATCGTAATGCTGCCAACATGGGTGGTGGCTTGTTGTCAGGTAATACCTTACAGGGTCTGAACACCTACTCGCAAAACTATGCCCAAGGTGCTTATCAGAACGCCTTTAATAACTATCAAACACAACGTCAAAATATCTATTCAAATTTGGCTGGACAAGCTGGAATTGGTCAGACTGCAAACCAACAATTGAGTGGCTTGGGTGGAAGTTTGGCAAATACTTACGGAAATGTCACAACTGGATTGGCTGCTTCACAAGCTGGAGCACAAACAGCGCAAGCAGTTAACACCAGCAATTTACTAAGTAACTTGGGCAACACCGCTTTGACAGCATCTTTACTAAAGCCAGCATAAGGATAAATCATGCCAGTTTTTACAGATTATCCAACAATCAAACAAACGAGCCTAAATGATATTATTGGGCCACTTGCAAACTTCCAGCAATATCAGCAAGCGCAACAGTTAAACCCTATTCAGCTTGAAGCTGCTCAGTTACAACTTGAGCAAGCCAAGAAAATGAATCCTTTGGCTTTCCAAAAAGCACAAATGGAGATTGAGCAAGCGCAAAAGATAAACCCTTTAGACGTTTTTGCTAAACAGCTTTCAACAACTAAAGCCGCTGCAACTTTACAACCTGAAATTACTTCAGCACAAGAATTAGCAAAGCAAGCACAAATTGCCACACAAAAAGATCAATTTACTTACGACAAAGATTACAACCAAACAATCAATCAGATTATTGGTGGATATAAAAACGATCCAAGACTCAAAAGTGGCAGCCCTAAAGAAGTCGCTGGTGTTGTAAAAGACGCAGAAGAACAAGTTAAGCGTTTAGTTAAGAGTGATCCAGAGGGTGAATTCAAAACTGAAATGCGCTTTGCACCAATCAAGAATCTGATTGCATCAGGCAAACATGACAAGGTTGATCAAGTCTTTGCAAATTTGATTCAGACTGGTATTACACCCACATCACAACAAGCCTTGCAAACGCCACAACTTACGACAGTTGGCGGTGCTCCAGCGACTTATACACCAGCTACGGGTTCAGCCCAAGAGCTAAACATCAAACAACCTCAAGGTGCACCACAAGGTATGCCACAAGGTGGCCCTTTGCCCCCAGGTATGCCAGGTATGCCACAAGGTCAACCCACAGGTCAACCTCAAGGTGTAAACCCCACGCAAATGTCATTGCAATATCCTATTCGCAAGGCTGGTGACATTCGACCCTTTGCACCCAATGAGGCCATAGATACTGAAAATGGCGCGAAATATCGCAATAGTTTAACAACTAGACAGACAGATTTGGCCAGCGCAAAACGTAATCTGGACGAGGTTATTAAAGCAGCCAGCACAATTGAAAAAGAAGATTTGTTTACTAGCGGAGCCTTTGGTGCGATGGAGCGCAATGTAAAAGGTTTCTTGGGTGATCCTAAATACAAGCAACTAAGCAAAGACTTGGCCAACGTACAAATTGGTAATATTCGTGCTATGGGCGGTTCTTTGGATACTGTTGCTGGCCAGCAGTTAGAGAAAATGGCCAATGGTGACGAGACTTACCCACCAGAAATTCTCAAGAATATTGCTAGACGCACCTACGCTGATATCACCAATTTGGATATGCAAGCCACGGCAGCGTCTAAATTTGCTCAAAAGTATGGTGACAACAACCTTAACGCATTTAAGCGCCTATGGTCTTCTAATGCTGATTCAAAGGTATTTGAAGCCATCAGCATATTCCAAAATGTTAATGATCCTAAGAAACGCGCAGAAGAGATTAACAACTTGTTTGGCAATGACCAAAAAGCAAGACAACAATATTTCCAGAAGTACAATAACATCAAGAAATTGACCGAAACTGGGGAACTTTGATGGATGAATTAGGTGATTTGATCCTCGGTGAAAAGCCCAAGGTTGAAAAACAACCTAACCTAGTAGCCCCCAAAAAAAGCGCAATGAGTGGGTTTAACTCGCAGTTACAACCTAAAGAAGAGCAACCAGACGAGCTGGGTCAATTAATATTAAACCCATCAGCACCGACACCTAAACAACCTGGCTTACTTGAGAAGGCCATTGGCGTTGGTGAAGCTGGTCTAGGTGCTTTGACTGGTTTGGCTGCCGTACCGATTAGCGCTGTGGCTGGTATTGGTGGCACGTTAACTAGCGGTAAGTTTGGAACACAAGCCGGCATCAAAGCGGGCGAGAAAACGGCATCAGAGGTTCAGCAAGCGCTTACTTACCAGCCGTCTACACCCAAGGGTCAAGAGTATATTCAGTCGCTCCAAAGCGCGTTTGAAGCCAGCAAACTACCTCCTGTAATACCAGAAGCTATGGGTTTGATGGCACAACGCCCTCAAGCACCGACATTACCTAAGTTTCGTGTTGAGCCTATCGCACCAAAGCCAGGCATGGTATCCGCGGGCGCTGCTGCCACGACCAATCGAGCATTGCTAGATCAGGCTATTTCACAAGCAAGCCCTGAAGTTGCTGCTGAACTCAAGAAGGTCAACCCAACAGAGCTGAACACCAAAGCGTTGGAAGCCATTATTGAAGCTGATTCTTTGGAAAAACCCATTAAGTTAACTGTTGGTCAGGCCACGGGTGACCCCAATTTAATATCTAATGAGCGTAATAATCGTGCTACTCAACAGCAATATATAGAACGATTCAACGAGCAAAACAAAGCATTACAAGAAAACGTTAATCTTGTAAAAGAAAAGACTGCTCCTGATGTGTTTGCACCTAATTATGTGGCTAATGCTGAGGGTGCAATTGAGTATGTAAATAACAAGATCAAGCAAAACCAAGAATCCACAAGCCAAGCATACAAGGCTTTGGACGAGTTTGGTGCGGGTAAGATTAAGGTTGATAGCGAAACATTTGCTAAGAATGCAATGGACGCATTAACGGCTAAAGAAGATATTGATTTCTTGCCCTCTGTTATCAAGTCAAAGATTGATGCTTATTCGGCCGGCAAGGAAATGAACTTTGACCAGTACGAGAATTTGCGGACACAAATAGCTAGAGAGACACGCAAGGCACAACGCGCTGACGATGGTAATGCTGTCCATGCGTTGACTTTGGTGCGTGGTGAATTAGAGAAGTTACCCCTGATTGGTGAGACTGAAGAAGCTAAAGCATTGGCAGATCAAGCTCGAGCAACGGCCAAATCAGAGTTTGACCTAGTTAACAAAGACAGCCCCAATTACAACAAGATATACGCTGACATCGTTAATGGCAAAGCAGATACCAAAGACTTTATCCAAAGCAACGTTTTAAGATCAAAGAATGCTGACTTTGTGAAGACGATGGAGCTGTTTAAAGACGATCCTGAAGCTACTCAGCATCTAAGAGCCGGTGCGTTGGATGTGATCATCAAAGAAGCCACAGACGCTAGCGGCAACTTTAAACCAGCTCGGTTCAGACAAGCTATCGAAAACTTGGATGTCAATAATAAATTGATCCCCTTGTTTGGTGAAGAAGCACAAACTTTACAAAAGATTGCACGAACAGGTCAACGCATTGAAGCTAGACCGACTGGTGCATTCGTTAACGAATCCAACACCGCGGTTGATTTGGCTAAACAATATGCCAAGAGAGCGGCCACACAAGTGCCAATCGTGGGTAGATTTGTAGAGCCAGCACAGCAGTTACTGCAAGAGCGTGCAGCAGCCCAACAAGTTCAAAAATCATTAAAGCCCGCGGCTGGGGCTAAACTTTCAGACATAGGGAAATAACATGAGCGTTAATCTTTCACCCGTAGGTAATGGATTCCAATTCCTATCCTCTACAACCCCAAACGTTCCATTGGCTGGTGGATTCATTTACACCTACCAAGCGGGTTCTTCTACGCCCCTGAACACTTATACAGACAATACTGGCAACACGGCCAACACCAATCCTATCGTGCTAGGGACTGATGGCAGAACGCCTAACGAGATATGGTTAACAAGTGGTTACTCATACAAGTTTGTTTTGACAGATTCGTCAAACAATACTGTACAAACATTGGACAACCTCTATGGAATTATTGGTACAAGCCCTAGCGTTAGTGCTGTTCCAGCTGGCGGTATTATTATGTGGTCTGGTTCTATTGGTTCTGTGCCTAGCGGTTACGTTCTTTGTAATGGCAGCAACGGGACTCCTGACCTACGCGACAGATTTGTTGTTGGCGCTGGTAATTCCTACTCTGTCGGCAACAATGGTGGTTTTGCGTCTAGTGGAGTAGTTACCAGCTCTGGCACAAACAATCCTCTTTACTATGCTCTAGCATTTATACAGAAGACATAAACATGGAAATCGACCCCATCCAATACGGCCAATTGATCACCAAAGTTGAGTTTCTAGAACGTGAAGTTGGTGATATGCGAAATGACGTTAAAAAGCTCTTGGAGCTGGCAAATCAGTCTAAGGGTGGTCTATGGATGGGGATGGCGTTTGCTAGCCTTATAGGGGCTATGCTCCACTTCTTGGGTGAGAAGTTCTTGAAATGATTGATCCGATCACCATCTTTGCTGCCTGTAAAGCGGCACACGCTGGTATCAGGGAATGTATTGATTTATATCAAGACTTCAAGAAAGACGGCAAAGATGTTGGTGACATTGTTAATGACATTGGTGGTCATTTAGGGGCATTCTTTACCCATCAAGAATCGTTTAAAGAAGCTGAAAAACAGGCAAAACTACAGCCACCCAAAAACATATCCATCAATCAAGAAGCGATGGACAGAATATTGCGCCAGCAGCAGTTGGAGCAAATGGAGACGGAGTTAAGAGAAATGATCATTTATCAGGTCGGAATGCCTGGTTTATGGCAAAAGTTCACAGAAATGCGCGAAATTGTCCGAAAAGAGCGAGAAAAAATCGAGCGTGATCAAAAAAAGCTGTTGAAATGGCTGCCCTTAAACGTAGGCAGTTCATTCAAAAATGGGAAGTTAGGATTGCGCTTGCAGTTGGTTTGTTTACATGGATATTTATATTTGCCGTACTCATGTATGGCATTCACCTAGACTATCAAAGAAGTAAGGGGATATTATGAGTTGGTTAACACAAATTGCACCTACTATTGCCACAGCTTTGGGTGGGCCTTTGGCTGGTATGGCAACAGAATTGATTGGAAAAACCCTCGGTATTTCATCTGATGAAGTAACTACTGCAATTAATTCAAACAAATTAACGTCAGATCAGATCGCTGGGCTACAACAAGCTGAACTAGCGTTGAAGGCAAAAGCTCAAGAAATGGGCTTGGACTTTGAACAATTGGCCACTCAGGACAGAAAGTCGGCTAGGGATATGCAAATGACTGTCAAGTCTATGATTCCCCCCATATTGGCTATTGGCATTACCATTGGTTTCTTTGGGATCATGGCGGGGATGATGTCCGGACACGTTCAGTCTAGTGAAGCATTAATGATACTTTTAGGTTCACTTGGAACTGCTTGGACGGGAGTTATAAGTTTCTATTTTGGTTCTAGCGCATCAAGCCAAGCCAAAGACCAGCTCATTCACAACTCAACACCGATAGCAAAATGACACAGCTTACCAACAATTTCACTCTTGAAGAGTTAACCCACACCGACCATAGAGAGTTTGACAATGTACCCAACGAGACTGAAAAGGCAAATCTTATGCGCTTGGCTGAGTTTCTTGAACTGGTCAAACAATTGCTTGGCGGTGCTCCAATTATGGTTAACTCGGCGTTTAGGTCTAAACAGGTTAATGACGCGGTGGGAAGTAAAGACACTAGCCAGCATCGTGTTGGCTGTGCTGCTGACATTCGTGTGCCTGGTATGACCCCAGACCAAGTTACTAAAGCCATCATTGGGTCTAATCTTGATTTTGATCAGGTTATTAGGGAATTCGATAGGTGGACTCATGTGTCTATACCCAACAATCCTTGGGATAAACCTCGAAAAATGCCACTTATTATTGACAAGCAAGGTACAAGAAAGTATTCTTGAATTGCAGTTGCAAAGAGTTTGGGGGACTTAGTTCCCCCTTTTTTTGTCTAATTGCTGTCATAATTGCTCACGACAATAAATATATGCAAATCAAACTCATAGACACGACAGTTCAAGAGAATTATGAATTGTTGAATAAGTTGCAAAAAGATTGTTTGCCCTATGACACGCTGTACAACGCTCGAGAAGGTTGGTGGTGGGTAGCCTATGAGAATGATGTACCTTGTGGATTCGCTGGGCTTGTTTGCTCTAGCCGCTGGCTTGATTGCGGTTAT